TTAGTTATTTCATCTGAAATTGCTTTTTTATAGATATCCATTATAGTTTATTTTTAGTTTTAACTACATTGTGCATTTTCCACTCATCTCTCTGTTCTTTAGTAAGAGAATCATATGGTTGTGTAATATAAGATTCATTCATTAGTTTATCTTCTATTATTATATTGGAAGGAGCTACATCTGCTTCTTTAAACTTTTTAAATCCATTCAATGCTCTTCCTAATTCTGTTCTATTATTTTTATCTTCTGTTCTGATATTAACTATTTCAATGAACCACTCTGCTAATTTAGTTAATTGTATATCTCTCCAGTCTAATATATTTTCTTTAATTCTTTCTATTTTATTCATTATCCCAGTCTTTATTATTTTGTTTAAAATTATCTAGTTTCTTCATTGCTATATCCCAATAGTTAATATGAGATGTTGGTAAATCAAATTCATCTACCATAATTGGATAGTTTAATCTATGTACTCCTTCTTTTAAATGAATGTCTCCATTTGTGTCTTTAAATAGGATTTCATCATCATAGTAATTTTTACTTATTGTTTTTTCTCTTTTTTTCATATTCTCTTATAGTTAATTCTCCTTCATTTGTTATTAGCATTCCTGTTTTTTTATAATAATGTACCCATTGATCTACATTTGTACCATTTGGTATATCTTTTAAATCTATTATTTTTACTCTTGCTTTTTCTTTAGCTTTTCTTTTATTAGAAATATTCATTATTTTAATTGTTTAGCTAACATATGTTTAAACATTTCACATGCTAATATTTTGTTTTGTTCATCTGCTGAATCATATAATTGGTCTAAGAATTCTATCTGTCCTTGTTCTAATTCTAAATTAAATGTTTTAGATAGATTTTCAAATACATGAAACATTATATATGTAGGATATGAAGATGTTGTAAAAGGTCCATTTATTGTACCAGATGAAGTTGTAGTTTGTGCAAACCCATTAAAATTACTTGTATTCATTTCTTATTTGTTTTATTATTTCTGATAATGTTAGTTTTTCTTGTTCTATTTTCCAATTTCTATAGAGTTCTGCTTGTCCTTGTATACTATTAAAGTATTTTCTCTGTTTCTTTCTTTTATTCTTTATTGTCATTGTTTATAATAGTATATGTTGGATTATTAGCAGCATCATAGAATACATATCCAGTTACTTTATAAGTGTTTCTCATATTAGACATAAGATTTACGTATATGTATTTATATCTTCTCTTTCTCTTGTTTTTAATGTTCATATTACAATTGGTATAAAATCATTACTTTCTTCTTTTTTGTCTGTAAGTGTAATTAATTGTAATCTTAATGAATCTCCTAAGTCTTGTTTAATCCAACACCCAAAACCTTTATAAGAGCATCTATCGTAAACAAGTCTGTATAAAGAACCATTTAAATAATTTGTAGCAGTTCTATCTGTTGGATTATCTATATCTGATTTTGATACTATAAAATCTGTACCATATTTACCTAATTCTATCATTATTTAATGTTTTAATTTAAATACAAAGGTATAAACAAAATTCCATATATACAACTTATAATAATATTTTTTATAATTTTTTTTTAAATTTTTTGTGTAACCATTAACTTATATCTACCCCATAACACCTCCCCTTCTTAAATTGAGTGGAAAATGAATTTCACTATCCTAAAACCGCAAATCACTATGAAAACATTAGCACAATTTAAGGCAGAAAATGCCATAGAAAAGATTGAATTACTTCAAGGTAAAGGACGCAAGTTCTGCACTGTCAGAGACAAGAGTTTAATTGTTGCAGAGAAGTGTGACTTGAGTAAACCATTGTATGTTACAGAGATGACTAAGCCTGTTGATGCTAATGAGCCTGAAGGCGAGAGAACTGTTGTTCCTAACACATTCATCATCCTTAATGCTAGCTCTGTTAAAGCAGTAGAAGTATTGTAAGAGAGTGAGAGCCTTGTGCTCTCCTCTTTTGTTGTTCTTATTCAAATATAAATAACGCTTTAGTATTCATTTAATTTCACATTCAAATGTATTCAATCAAAGGTGTTATCTGCAGTTCTTTAGAAGATGCTGTAGATTATGATTTTAAATAGGTAATCCCATTATTCTATTTAACTTAAACCAATTCCTAATAAATGCAGAGATATAATACTAGGACTCTGTTGGTTTTACATGTCTTATTCAAATCAAGTATTTCACTCTTTAACATTCATAACAAATGTATGAATTAATATATTATCATCCAGATAAATCCTTTCATTATTTAGTTCACACATATGTGGATAAATGCAATGAGGTATTAGCTAGTTCTAATGTAACTGAGTTAATTTATTTAAATTAGTATTAACAATTTAACAATTAAATCCTATGATACATTCAATTATATTTGGATTAGCTCTATTCTTTAGTTTATTATCAACTATTAGAACTATTAACATTGCTGTTAAATTATCTAATGGAGAATATTCTGATAAAGTTATTGGTCATTGGTTTCAAGTATTAATTACTTGTATTCTATGGACTATATATCATTATATGTCTTGATATTCTAATTAATTGATAATGAGCTAGTTGTGTTTAATAATAACTAAAGCTTAGTGTACGTTGTACATAACAAATTCATTATCAATTAGTTATATTGTTAATTAAACAGAATTAAATTTGGTTTAAGTGATGATAAACAGAATTAAAAGAAGTAGCACAAGGACAAGCTAAATGGGCTGAAATAGTAGATACAAGACTTAAAAAGCTTGAACCAACAATTCAAGTATTTAGTGAACATGAAGCTAAAACAATATTAAAATAAACAATAAATAAACAATAAATAAAATGGAAGAAAAAGATTATAATTTAAGAGCGATACAAACATTAGGAGGAGTACTTTATATACAAGGATTAACTGAACCTACTAAAAAAGAAATTGAAGATAAATTATTAGACTTAATTAAAAAATTATAATGGAGGAAACACTTGATATTAAATTTCAAAGCTCTACAGAAAGATTTACTATTAAAATTAAAACTAAAGATTTTGATAAATTTGCAGGAATGCTAAGAGATATCTGTATTGATAATAAAATTGCTGTAGAAATAATTAAAGAAGATGTTATTAAAGCAGAAGCTGAATAATGGCTAAAGAAGAAAAGAAGGAATTAAGTAAAAATAAAAAAGAGAATAAGAACCTGTCAGAGGAGCTATTAAGCTCCTACAGGTCTGCTCTATTTAAAGTGAAAAACTATTTTGATGAATTAGAGTTCTCTAAAGATACAGATGCAGATAAAGCTGCTAAACAAGCTAAAACAATAGTTGATATTGGAGCAGGTCTTGGTAAAGCAATTGAAACTCTAGCTGTATTAGAAAAGAAGGTGGCTGCTGATGAAGGAATAAATAGTAAAGTGAGAGGTAATGCAGATACAGGTTTATTCGAAGATAAATAATAATGAGAGTACATAATCCATATATTCCAAACATAGAGAAGTTTACTAACTCAAAAGAGTTTAGTTATCTTGCTACATTTTATAATGATAATGATGGGATATACACTAATCTAACTAGAGGTACAAAAGATTATACTGATTTCTGGGTAGATGTAAAAAACAAATGTATAAATGGAATGACTAATTCTGATGATATATCCATCACTGGTATTCATTTCTTTTATTTAAACTTCTGTCCTATTCTCGGATACAATGAAGTAACAGGTAGAAAATCTAAAATCTTTCCTAAATTTGTAGACTTAGATTATGAATACTATTGGATGATTGATTATTGCAGAAAGAATCAGAAATCTTTAATAGCAGTAAAAGGACGAAGACAAGGATGGAGTTATAAAGCAGGAGCAATTGGTGCTCATGAATTTACATTCTATCCAGATAGTAAAACTGTTATTGGAGCATTTATGTCAACGTATTCTCAGAATACTATGAATATGGTTATTGATAATCTAAACCATTTAAATGCTAACACTGAATTTAGAAAACAACGAAATCCTGATTTAAAGGATAATATTGTAGCACGTTACCAAGTTGACTTAGGTGGGATTAAAGTTTGGAAGGGATATAAGAGTAATGTTAAATCTATATCATTTAAAGATAATCCAACAGCCGCTGTAGGTTTAAGTGCCAATTGGTTAATATTAGATGAAACTGGTATGTTCCCAAATATATCAGACATGTATGGATACACAGAACCATTAATAAAGGACGGTAGCATCTACACAGGTGTTGCTCTCCTTTTTGGTTCATCAGGTAATATGGATACAGGATCTAAATATTTTTATGAAATGTTTATGAATCCTGGGAAGTATAATATGCTAGAATTCTTGGATCCAGAAGATGGTTCTAAAAGAACAGGATTTTTTAGTTCTGCAAGTAAAGGAAGATGGGGTAATTGTCTTAACCCAAATTCACAATGGTATAAACAACCAATGGTTGATGAAGATGGTAATTCAAATGAAGAAGCTGCTACAGATGATTTAGAATATTTAAGACAAAAAGCAAAAAGTGGACTTGACCCTAAAGCTCTACATTCTATTCTAACTCAATTTCCTTTGTCTTATAAAGAAGCCTTTCTTAGAGATAAAGGAGCCATCTTCTCATCACCAGAAATGTTAGAATGGTTAGGTACTCTTGAAACAACTCCTTCAATTAGAAATGAAGTTGAAACAGGAGAATTAGTATTAAGAGATGGTAAAATAGAATTTCTACCATCAAATGATGTGCACTATATAACTGAGTTTCCTTTAAATTCAAATAAGAATAGTGGAGATTATATAGATGCTAGTGGATGTATAGCAATATTTGAAAGACCTGAAACTATTAATGGAGAAATACCATATGCTTTATATGTAGCAGGATGTGACCCTTATGATATGAATAAATCAGGAACTAATTCTCTTGGTTCATTTTTTATTTATAAGCGCTTCTATTCTGCAGGTAAAACTCACGATATTATAGTAGCTGAGTGTACAGGTAGACCTAAATTTGCTGAAGACTTTTATGAGAGCTGTAGAAAACTTTGTATGTATTATAATGCAAAAGTGTTATATGAAAATATGTTAAAAGGATTTAAAGGATATTTTGAACAAAAGAACTGCTTACATTATCTCTATGAACAACCAGGTATTATTAGAGATATTGTTAAAGACAGTAAAGTGCAGAGAGGATATGGTATTCATATGCAAAGAGGAAATAATGGTTCATCAGGTATTAAAGACACTTGTGAACTATATTTAAAAGATTGGCTGTACCAAGAAAGAGAAGATATTAATGGTAATAAAATTCTTAATTTACATACAATTAAATCAATAGCATTATTAAAAGAATTAATTGCATATGATATTGAAGGTAACTTTGATAGAGTGATAGCATTCATGTTATGCATTCTTCAAACTAAAGACCTTCATAGAATACATGTAAGTTCAATGAACTCAAGTTCTAGATCATTTTCTAATGATCCATTTTTAAAAAGATTGTGGGAGAAAAAAGATTATAATTCACAAAACAAATTCACATTTAAAGCACGATAATAATGTCAGCTCCAATAGATAATGCAAGTTCAAGTTCCTTGCCAGTACAAAAAGTAACTACAGGTCAAAGAACAAAAGCTTGGAAAGAATCATCTGTAGATTACTATTTAAATTTTAGATACACTAATGGTTCTAATTTAAGAAGTGATAGAAGTAAAAAAGTAACCAATTATGATTTATATAATGGTATTATAAACAAATCAGATGTAGAAGCTATTTGTAATCCACTTGGATATACAGGTAATACATGGGCTGATAAATTTATGCATTATGATAAAATATCAGAACCAATCAGATTATTAATTGGAGAAGAATCAGCTAAACCTGATAATGCACTTGTCATATCTGAAGCTCCTGATGATATTAATAGAAAACAAGAAGGACTTAAAGGAAAACTAATTGGGTTATTACAACAACAATTACAAGCTCAAATTGATCCTGCTTCTGTAGATCCTAATAATCCTCCACCTACACCAGAACAAGTTATTAAAGCTGAAAAGTATTCTCCATCAGATATGATTGAGAGTAAAGCTAATAGACTTTTAAAAATATTAAAAAAGAAATTAAAAACTAAATGGTTATTTAACCAGGGATTTAAAGATGCATTAATTGCAGGAGAAGAAGTTTATTGGACAGGTATTCTAAATGGAGAACCTGCTATGCGTAAATGTAATACATTAAACATCACTGCTATTCTTGATGATGATTGTGTATTTTATGATGATGCTGTAGCTGTAATTGAAGAACGTATGTTAACCATACCATCAATCATTGATGAATACGGAGATCAATTAGATAATACATTAAGAGATAAATTAATAGAAATGTCTAGAGGAACTTTTGGTTCCTTTAACACTGCAGGTGGATTTGAACCTACAATGACAATTGTTCAAGGGCAACCTGTAATGAATGGTATTACACCAACATCTGCATATAATGGAAACAATGTAAATAATTATGCTGTAAGAGTGGCTAGAGTAGAATGGATATCAATGAAAAAGATTGGATATTTATTTTATACAGATGAAGATGGACAACCAGTTGAAGAAATTGTAGATGATACATTTGCATCAGATTTTAAATTATTAAAAGAATTTTATCCAGATGCTACACTTGAATGGGATTGGATTAATGAAGCTTGGGAAGGAGTAAAAATTGGAACAGATATTTATTTAGATATTAAAGCTAAAGATAACCAGAGACGTAGAATGGATAATCCATATTATTGTAAACTTGGTTATACAGGATACATCTATGAAGCAACTAATTCAAGAAGTGTATCATTAATAGACAGATTAAAACCATATCAATATCTATATGACATTATTGCATTTAGACTTGAGTTAGCATTTGCTAGTGATAAAGGAAAAGTGTTTTTAATGGATATGGCATCTATTCCAAAAAGTGAAGGAATTGATATTGATCAATGGATGTATTACTTAAATGAAATGAAAATAGCTTTTGTTAACTCTCATGAAGAAGGACAAAAGGGAGTAGCTACAGGTAAACTTGCAAATACATTTAATCAATTTAATGCTATTGATTTATCATTAGCTAATTCCATTCAATCTTATATAAATTATCTACAATACATTGAACAACAAATCTACACTGTTTCTGGTATTACACCACAAAGACTTGGGGCTATTGAAAGCAGAGAAGCTGTAGGTAATCAAGAAAGAGCTGTTAATCAATCATCTTTAATCACTGAGTACTTATTCAATGCTCATGCTGAAGTTCAAAGAAGATGCTATGAAGCATTAATTGAAGCTGCTAAAATTGCATATAAAGATGGAACTGTACAACAATATGTTGCAGATGACATGGGAATTGAAATATTAAATATATCTGAATTTGAATTTGAGAATTCAGAATTCTCTGTATTTGTAACTAATTCTTCTAAGGATAAAATTATTCTTTCTAAATTAGAACAATTAGCAGCTGAAGCGATGAAACAAAATAAGGCTGATTTATCTACCATCATTGATACTATTTTAAATGATTCTCCTAAGGATATTATAGCAACTCTTAGACAAGCAGAAGAAGCTTTCTATGAAAGAGAACAAGCTAAGTCTGAAGAACAATCTAAAATTAATCAACAAAATTTAGCTCAACAAAAACAACTTCATGATGAAATGTTAACTGAAGCTCAAAAAGAAAGAGATTTAAAACAATACATTGCTGATGCTAATAATCAAACTAAGATTCAAGTACAAGAAATAGCTAACTATTTTCAAGCTACTGAAACTGATGTTGACAATGATGGAATGCCAGATATGTTAGAAATAGCAGATCAAGCTCTTAGAGAACAAGATATTAATTCTAAACATTTCTTAGCACAAACTAAAATGGAGCATGATAAGAAATTAAAAGATAAAGAACTTGCAATTAAAGAGAATGAATCTAAAAATAAATTATCTATTGAGAAAGAGAAAATTCAAGCTATAAAAGTGCAAAATCAATCTCAAGAGAAAATGCAAGATAAACAAATCAAAGCAGATATAGCTTTAGAAAAACTTAAAGGAGCAAATGCTATTAAGACTCAAAAAGCTAAACCAAAACCTAAAGGACCTGCTAAGAAGTAAGTTAAAATTTTAATGAAAAAAGAAGTTAAGAAACATAAAAAGTATATTCATAAGAAAACTCAAACAAAAAAAGAGCTGTCTATAATGAATGCTAATTTTAAGCATAAATATAATATAACATTAAAAGAATACAATGAAATGCTTTTGTATCAAAACTATAAATGTATGATTTGTAATACACATCAAAAAGATTTAACTAAAAAATTATCAGTGGATCATTGTCATATTACAGGAATAATCAGAGGATTACTATGTACTAATTGTAATGTAGGATTAGGATTATTACAAGATAATGCAGAAGTTATAAAAAATGCATTAAAATATTTAAGAAAAACACAACCAAATACTAAATTATAAGTCCGAACTAAAATTTTTAAAGCTATAGGAATCAACCTAAATGATTTTTGTCTATAACATTTGAAATGATAAAAGTTGCGTAATCAATTAATTAACCGTATATTATAAACTAAAGAAGGAAAACAAATGAGCAAAGAAACAACAGAAGTACAAGAAGAAAATCCATTTGAAGGATTTAATTTACTAAAAGAAGATGCTTTAGCAGCTCCTGAAAAAGTAAAAAAAGAATCTAAGAAAAAAGAAGAAGTAAAAGAAGAAACTTCAACAGAAGATGCTAAAGTTATAGAAGCATTAGAAGCTGCAAAAAAAGAAGCAGATGAAATTGCTGCTAAAAAAGCAAAAACTAAAGAACCTTCTACAGAAGAAGAAGAGGAAGAAGAAGAGGAATTTAAAGCTGAAATTGAAGAAGAAACAGAAGAAGATTCAAACTCTTTAAAACCATTTGTAGAACATCTAGCAAGTAAGGGATTAATTGATTGGGAAGAAGGAGAAGAATTTGATGACACTGAAGATGGACTTGAAAAACTTCAACAAAAAACAATCTCTAATGGAATTAACAAATGGAAACAAGGATATGATGAGGATACTCAAAAATATCTAGAATTTGTTGAAAATGGTGGTAAACCACAAGACTTCCATAAAATCTATTATAATGAGAATTCCTTTGAAGGAATGAAATTAGAAGGAGATGAAGATGCACAAAAGCATGTAATTAGAGAAGGATTGTTAGCTGCAGGTTGGGATAATGAAGAAGAAATTAATGATGAAATTGCTTTATATGAAGATGCTGGAAAGCTAGAAACTAAAGCAGAGAGTCATTTAAAACGTCTTCAGAAATTAGAAAAAGATCAGAAAGATTTACTTATTGAAGCTCAAAAAAAATATGCTAAGGAACAAGAAGAACTTAGAAAACAAGAAATAGCTGAGTTTAAAAAAGGACTTTTTGATGCTGATCAAATTAGTGGTTTTAAATTTTCTCCTAAAATGAAAGAAGAAGTTTGGGACTATATGAATAAGATAGTAAATAAAAAAGAAGGACTTACACAATATCAACTTGATTCCAAAGTTAAAGGTAAAGAAGCTAGATATATTTTTGCTTATTTAATGAAAAATAATTGGGATTCAAGTAAACTTGAAAAAGAACTTAAAAATAAAGTTGTTAGTGATGTTAAGAAAAAACTATCTAATTATTCAGATGGTAGAAACAAATTAAAATCAGGAACTCCTAAAATTGAAAAACAAGAAGAAGGAACAAACAGCTTTGCTGGATTTAAAAAATTAGCAGTATAAAATTAAATTAAACAATCAAATATAAAACAAAATGCAAATTAGTAATTTACAAATAAGCCAAGGTAACTGGCACGCTGGATTAACCCAAGCAACTCACTTACGTACATTCTTCTTGACAGAACCAGAAATGGCTTCCCAAGTAGTTACACGTATTTATAACAAACAAAATGGTTTTAAAAATGCTTTGTCTTTGTTGACAGGTGGTGTTGGTAAAGCTAAAGAAATGAATGATATCATCTACCGTTGGGGTGTTATGGGTGATAGCCGTAAAGCTATTCCTATTACTAAAGCTGTATTTGAAGGAGCTACCACTTATCCTGGTATTGCTGGTTCTACATTCAAAATTGGTATTGGAGAAAAATGGTTCACAGAAGGTGACGTTTTAATTCCAGATGATGCTCGTTACTCTTTTAGAGTTATGGGTCCAGTTGAATATGATGGAGTAGATTTTATTCTAACATGCCAAATGGTTACTAATAACCAAACAGATTTTATTCCTTCAGCTTTGTTAGCAGTTGGTAAAGAATTATCTAAAGATTTCAATATTGTTGAAAATGATCATTCTCGTACTTCTGGTGAAACTCACTATGCAACTCCATTGTTGTTAGAAAATTATATGACCACTCTACGTAAGTCATATTCTATCACAGGTGCTGCTCATGATAAAGTATTGAATATCACATTAACTAATCCTGATGGTTCTGAACAAGCATCTACATGGGTTAAATATAATGAGTGGGAATTCTGGTGTCAATGGATGGATGAAGTTGAAATCATGCTTATGTATGGTAAATCAAATGTAAGTTCAACAACTACAACTACTACTATGAAGGGTGCAAGTGGTAACACAGTTTACACTGGTGCTGGACTTGAACAACAAATTGCTGCTGGTAACAAACGTTACTATACAGATTTAACTGAAGACACTATCCGTAAGTTCATGAATGACTTGTCATACAATGGTACTGAAGATGGTCCTCGTGAGTATGTTGCTCTATGTGGTCGTGGATTTATGGATTTGTTTGACCAAGCAATGAAAGCTTCTGCTTCTCGTTTCACATTAGTAGATTCTAAATTCATCTCTGGTTCTGGACAAGATCTTGGACTTGGTGGTCAATTTACTAAATACACAGGTTTGAATGGTGATAGTTTTGTTCTTCAAGAATATAAACCATACAACTCTACAGTGAGAAATCGTTTGTTAAATCCTCAAACTGGTTTACCAGCTGAGTCTTACAAAGCAACTTTCTTGAATTTTAAAGCATATTCTAAAGGTGAACCATCTATTCAAAAGGTATATACTAAAGGTCGTGAGACTGTAAGTACATATGTTGAAGGTATGTATGGTCCATATGGTCCAAAGAAAAATGGAACATCAGCAACAGCTGTGGATGGATATGAATTTCATATCATGACAGAACAAGGTATCTTGTTAAGAGATCCTAGTAATGCTGCTCAATTTATCCTTGACGTAGATTCTATGTCATAAATAGAATGATAGGGAGAGACTTAAAACCCCTCTCCCTATATTTCTTAAATAAGCTTCTAATAAGTTGTTTATTTAAATAAATATCAGTATATTAAACAGTAACAAAAAACAAAAGGAAAATTAAAAAATAAAGGAAATATTAAAATGGAATCAAAAGTGTATACAATTAGACCACATGTTAAAGCTAAATTCTCAGGAGTTAGCTCTTTACCAAAAACAAGAACAGTTTATACTGGAGCTCAATTGGATAGTGATGGTTTATATAAAACAGGACTTACATCAGAACAAGAAGCTAAATATGAAAATGAATTAGGACTTCCTAAAGGAACTCTTAGTAAAACCAATAAAGCATTTTGGGCTCATCTTGAATTAAGACTTAATAATGATAAACCAACTAAGTTTTCTACAGCATCTACTATGGATGTTATTAGATATAATGCTTTAGTTGAAAGAACAAATGTAGCAAAGAATCAAGCAGAAATTAGAAAAAATCCTAATGTTGAATTTTTTGTAGAGGATTTAGAAACTCAAGCTAAAGAATTAGAATTGATTGCTGATTTAGAACTTGAAGCTATGGAGAAATTCTCTGATACTAGTGCTAAAGAAAAAAGAGGAATTTTTAAAATTCTTACATCATTTGATAGAGTACCTATGAAGGGTGTTGATAGTTTATCTGAAACTATTGTAAAAGCAGAACTTTATAAACGATTAAAAGCTGATCCTAAAAAGTTTATTCAAATTGCTACAGATAAGAATTTAGCCACAAGAATATTAGTAGCAGAATTACTTGAAGCAGGAGAATTAACAAAAAAATCAAATTACTATATCTATGAAGGAGAATCTTTAGGTTCTTCAATTGAAGGAGTAATTGAATTTTTTAAGGATCCAAAAAACCAGTCAATTAAAATTGCAGCTGGACAAGATTTAAAAAATAAAGCTAAGAATAAGGAGGACTAATAAATGACAGCACCTCAAATGGTGACAGCATTTAAGTTCAGATTAGATAAAACTGATAGTTTAAATTATCCAAATTTTGATAATACAGAAATTGATTTATTATTAAATCAAGCACAAGAAAGGATAATTAAACAAAGGTATGGTTCTAATAATATTAAAAGAGAATCTTTTGAAGAAACTCAAAAAAGAACTGAAGACTTAAAAGCAATTGTTACTAATGCTATATTAACACCTGTAGCTAATGCTACAGATAATATTGATGTTAATGCACAATTTGTAACATTACCAACAGATCATTGGTTTATAGTTCAAGAAAGAGCTAGTATAACTTATAATGATTGTAAAAATGTTAGTATAACTGATATAATTCCTGTTTATGGGGTACAACATAATGATATTAATAATATTATTAATAATTCATTTTTAAAAGCAAATAAACAAAGAATACTAAGATTGATGGAAGATGGTAGAGTGGAATTAATTCACGATCCTACAACAACTATTAATAATTATAGACTTAGATATATTAGAAAACCAGCAACTATTAGTTCAATAATTCCTTTAGTTAATTGTGAATTATCAGAACATTTACATGATGAAATAGTTGATCAAGCAGTTTTATTAGCGCTTGAAGATATAGAATCACGAAGACAACAAAGTTACAACCCAATAGAAAAAACAAACGAATAATAAGAATTTAAAATAATGGCAAAATTAAAACAACTTATACCAGCTAGATTTTTAGGATCATCTATTCCTAATCCAAAGGTATTAGGTTCAAAAGTAGAAGAAATTATTGATCAAGTAAATTTAATTAGTAATCTTGATGGTTCCTTAGTAGGAACAACAATTACTACAACAGGAAACTCAACAATTGGAGGTTCAGAATCAATTACAGGACAATTAACTACAGCAACAGGTGTTTTAAATAAGCATACTGGTGTAGCAATTAACACAACTGCAGCAGGAACTTTAGCTGTAGTAACAAGTGGTGTTATTGCAGGATTAATTACATCAACATCTGCAGCAGCAGTAACATTGACTCTTGACTCTGTAGCAAATATGATTACAGCTTTTACAGCAGCAGGTAAACCTGCTCCAGCAGCTGGTTCTTGGTATGATTTTGCAGTTGATAATACTGCAGGAGCTAACACAGTAACTGTTGCAGTTGACGCAGGAGCTACTATTGCAGTAGTTACACCAGTAATTACAGGTGGGGCAACATTAACTGTTTCAACAGCAAATGATATCGGATTCTTTAGATTATTTTTCACATCTGCAACAGCAGCAAAAATTTATAGATTAGCTTAATACAAACAAAACAAAAATAATATAATTAAAAATTAAAATTAAAAATAATGAATACTCGTAATGTAAATGAAATTTTTATTAGTGATGGTGGAGCATTAAATGTTGATACAACTAACATCGCTGCTATTACAACACAATTAAACTTTGTAGGTGGTGATATGACTGTAGCAACAGGCGCTGGTATCACAACTGCAACAGACCCTATTTTATATGTAGTTAATAAGTTAGCTAGTGGTGATTTAAAAAGATCATTTCCAATTAAAGGTAGAAATATCACAGGTTGGTCAGGAGAATCTTATAGACCAGCAACTAGAGAAGTTTGGGCTATTGGACACAATCGCGCAACAGCAACTGGAACTATTGAAGTTAATAACTCCTCTGTTTATGATATGGCTATCCATTTTAAATGGGATAAACAATTTTATTCTGAAAGACCAGAAATGTTGAGAGTAACTTTCACATCTGCAGCTGCAGCAACACAATTAACAATTGCTACACAAATTGCAGCTGGAATCAACAACTCAGCACAAGGTGCACAACCTTCAGGAATTAAAACTGTAAAAGCAGTTGTGGTTGGAGATGGAACTGGTGTTTATGGTTTAACAGGTGCTACTGATTATGGTGTTGAAATCTGGTCATTAGATGTTAATCAATTTGCAAATACACAATATAAACCATTGAGAGTTTATTTTTCAGTTCATGTAAATGATGCAACTGGTTTTGGTACAACTACAACTTGTACACAAATTCAAGCTAATTCTTATGGTTCTGGAACATTGGAACAAGTATCTGGATTAGAATTGTATAACTATCAATTTGAAGGAGTATTGAATAAGACTAAATGGCCTATTCCAACTCTTCCAACATTATGTGCAACATCTTTAACAAATTCTGGTACATTAGCAGCTTTCACTGCTACAGCTACAATTTCTGAAGATCAAGTAACTTTTTCTGCAGCAGCTTCTACACAACTTCCAGCAGGATCATTTATCACACTTGATGGTGTAGCATATGAAATTAAATATTATATTTCAACTACTATTGCTGTATTAACTGCTGTTATGGCAGCTTCTATTGCAGCTGTAAACGTAACTGGTAAAGCTGGTTATGATTTATATAATATTTCTTTTGATGATGTAACAACTACTGCTGGTGCTAATGTTGGTCAATTTTCTAATAAAGAAATCACAATTGCAAGTCCTGCAATCTCTGGTTCTCCTACAGCTATGACTACTGCATCAACTAGCTCTACAGCAATTCAATTGATGTTAAATGCTTATATGTTAACTACTCCAGTACCATTTGCTGCAGTATCTCTTTAATTAAAAATTCATAGCAGGTGAGGGAAACTGCTATCTACATTGTTGCTCCTCTCTAGGTTTTAATTTCCTTCCTTTTTCTTTCCTAGAGAGGTTAGCAACTCTTTTAATTTTATAGAATTGATAAATGGCTTTAGTTTTAAATTTTAACATACAACAATCATACTCCTGTAAAGAATTAATTTTTACAGATACTACTGGTGCTTATTCTGATCCTGGTAATTTAACAGGCTATGGATTAACTGGTGGTGACCCAAATCCACAAACAAGTACATTTACTATTTCTACATTAACTGTTACAGTTCCTGGAGGAGTAGAATATGAAATAAATCTTCTAACAGAAGGTTTTCCTAGCATATATAATTCTACAGAATTTCTAATCACTGGAGATATGATTGGTGGTACCATAAATACACCAATCACTGATGGTATATATACATTTGTATATTCAGGATTTAGTGATCAATCAAATGAAACATACACACAAACTAAAACATTAACACTAACATGTAATGTAGCATGTTGTGTATATTCTATGTTTAAAGATATTGATTTTGAATGTGATTGTTCTCATGATGCTAAAATGAAAGCTATAGATGCTTGGATATTATTAAAAGGATTACAATCAAATTGTGGAACAACAGCTGATTTTGAAACAAACCTTGCTACATTGCAAAGACTTTGTTTAAACAGCAATTGTTCTAATTGTCATTAATAAAATAAATAAAACATGTGCGGATGCTCATCTAATTGTGATTCTTTAAATACAGGAACACTACCAACAGGATTACCAGGTCCAACTGGAGCAACAGGAGCTCAAGGAATATATGGAGGTTTTTCAGCTGATTGGATTTTTAGTACTTCAACTTCAACAGGACCTTCATCATCTCAACTAAGATTTAATAATGCTACATATAGTTCTGTAACTGAAATATATGTATCAGATGATGATGTTGATGGAACAGATTATGATCCATTTTTAGATTCATTATCTAACAATGGTAATTATGGAATGATTAGAATCTTTAAAGAAACTGATCATTTAAAATTTTGGTTAGGGATAATTACAGGAGTTACAGATAATGGTACAGACCACACTTTAACTGTAACTTATATAGATTCTAATAGCACTTTTAGTGCTAGTGATGCTATTGTATTAACCTTTAGTCCTTCAGGAGCTTCAGGTTCTTCAGTATTATCTAATAATACTACTGATGTAGCAACAAGTGGTTCTGGTACAGATGCTTTAATGAGTTATATTGTACCTATAAATAAATTAAAAACAAATGAAGATGTACTAGAAATAGAAGCTTCATATGTAATGAGTGGCTTAACTCAAGATAAAAATATATCATTCTCCATTAATGGTTCTAATTTTGTATCTAAATTAGCATCAGCTCCAGTAGCAAATACATTTTCTGTTTCTAAAGGAGTTAAATATACAAAAGCTAAAATTTCTATTACTAGAAAAAGCGCTACAGCTGTATATATAGACATACTAATATCAAATTATGATGATGTTTATATGACTCTTAGAGGATTTGGATTTAATGAAGGTACAGGAGCTGGTTATGCTGTTTCAGATTTATCTGCTAATACATTAACATTTGCTTGCTTTGGTTCAAATTATGATGCTGTATCTAATACTGAGACAATTACTCAAAATCAATTACTAGTTAAATACTTGAATAAATAATGGCAAAAAGTCAAACACTTAGAAAATTAACAGTATTAGCAGCAGGAACAACTACAAGTTTTTCTGTAAATGATGCTATTGATTTATATGAAATAACACCTGATGGTGGTGCAGTAACATTATTAGGAGATGTAATAATTTCTTCATCTGGAACTCCTACAGTTAATACTACATATAATATTGTAGTAACAGGAGGATTTACACTTGGAGCTAATATCTTTACTGTGTTTGGAACTAATTTAACAACTGCTCAATGTCTTTATAAACAAAATATATTTATAAAATACAATGGTAGTTCATGGGATGTATATATAGCATCTGATGATACAGATGCTTCTGATGATATTAATGGTGCAGATATAGTAGATGGTTCAATAGTAAATGCTAAATTAGCAGCAAGTACTATTGCATTAACAAAACTTGCAGCTTTAGGTTCAAGAGGATATACATTAAGAGGAGGAATAAATGGCGCATTAGAAGGATTTGATGCAAAAACATCTGGAACATTTTTAGGTGGAAATGGTACAGATTTAGTTATGCAAACAATGTCTGGAGCAGCAACTTTAAATGGTGCAGGAGTTTTAACATTATCAGCTAATTCAGTTGCTACATCAAATATTACTGATGCTAATGTAACAGTAGCAAAAGTATCTGCAGATTTAAAAGCTGAAATTATAACTGTTCAAGTTTCATTTGAATCAGGAGAACAAGCAGTGTATGGAATAAGAATGTCTTACGCAGGTTCTATAACTAATGTTTATTGTAAAGCTACTAAAGCTATTGCAGCAACTGATACTGGTACAATTACATTTAAAAACAATGCAGGTACAACAATGACAGTTACAACACCAATTGTATTTGCAATTTCAGATCCAATTAATACAGCGTATTCAAGTGCTGTAACTGCAAATAATACATTTATAGATGGTGATATAATTACAATAACACCAGCTAAAGTAACAGCAGGTGGTAAAGTGTTAGTAATATTAGAAATACTTAGAGCATAATGGCAACATTAACACAATTAGATATTAATGTTTATCTTCAACTTAGTAATTGCTGTTTCTCAAATCAAAGCGCAGAATTTACTAATGATTTAAAATGGGGTAGAAAATGCTCAGATAAAACTAGAATGTCTTTAATACTACTTTCAATTTTAATTGAAATACTAAATTGTTATAGAATTGGAGCAGATGATAATTGTTATACAGAAACAGAAATACAACAACTAGTAGAAAATATAGGACATTTAACTGGTATTAAATTTAAACCACCAGGATACTCATATATAGTTCCTACAGGATATACACTAGATGCAGAAACAGGGACTATAAGTCTTACTTAAAAAAATAAAATAATATGGCAATTACAGGAGATCAAAGTAAAGTTTATATAGCCAAACAATTACAGGCTCAATTAAATGGATTTAAAGCTTTTTCTTATCAACAATTAACAGTTGATGGGACAGTAAAAAATTTAACAATACCAGCTAATGCAAGATATGCATTAATGGTAATGGAATCAGATTTAACCACTACATGTGCAAGATATTTAGAATTTAAAGGAGTAACAGCAGGAGTAGATGTAGTGGCTTCGGGATTTGGATTACCATTATCAAATGGAACAGTATTTGATGTTACAGATGCGCAAAATTTAACAGGATTTCAAATAATTCAAGAAGGAGCAGGTACTCATAAGTTAAATATACAATATTACAAATAATGACTGATTATACTAAAAAGAGATTATTTTCAAATAGAAATAGTTCAAGTAATAATCCATTAATATACAAAGCATTATTAACCCAAATAGGTGCAGCAGATCCAACACCTACAGTATATAGTAATACTCTTGGAACAATAACATTAACAAGACAAAATACTGGAATATTTAGAATTAATGGAGTTGGATTATTAGATCAAACAAAAAGATTTGTATTTTTTGGAATATTAAAATTTGTAGATTCAGTAAATGGAGTTATTGTTGAATCAGACTTAGGTTCATCAGATGATTATATTGAACTTTATACATATGATGAAGGAGGACTATTAGCAGATGGTTTCTCTAATTTACCAGTATTAATAGAAGTTTATCCATAAAAAATGAACAATTATACAAAAAAAAGATTATTTAATAATTCTGGTGATGGAGGTTCTGGTTCTGCTATTGTAGTAACAGAATTTAATCCTTCAATTGTTATTTCTCAAACCAATACACCAGCAGTTGGACCAGCATCAGGAGATGCTTATTTAGTTGGCACATCACCAACTGGAGTATGGGTTGGTCATGCTAATGAGGGAGCTATTTGGAATGGTGTAAGTTATGATTATACTACACCAGTAACAGATGATATAGTTTATGTAACTAGTTTATTACAAACATTAAGATATAATGGTAGTGCTTGGGTTCCATATGCTGGAACAGCTATCTTACAAGGTGGTAATAATGGTATTGGAAATGTTGTAATTGGTTCTAATGATATAAAAGAATTACATTTAAAAACAAATGGAATTCCAAGAGTTAAGATAGGAACAGGTGGAACTGTAACTACAACAAGTAATATTGGTGTTGGTACAACAAGTCCACATGCTAGTTCAATGTTAGATGTAACCTCTACAACTAAAGGATTATTACTTCCTAGAATGACCACTGTTCAAAAAAATGCTATTGCAACTCCTACAGCTGGATTAATAGTTTATGACACAACATTAGGATTACTTCAGTTTTATACAGGTTCTGTTTGGAAAGCAACTAGTTCTTTAGAAGATATTATTATAGCAAGTGGTGGTAATACTGGAAGTCAAACTTTAACATCTGCAAATGGTGATGGAACAATGTATTGTACTAATGAATTGATTGGTGGAGCATATAATTCTGGAACAGTTACTTCTGATATTGGAGCTTCATATGAATTTGCAGAAATATTTTTCTTTGATGATGTAGTTGGAGGATTTGTTCAAGCAAAAGCAAATGAAGTCCATGTAAATCATTCAACATTAATAAGATTGAATTCTCCATTAATAAATATACCAACAATTCAAACAGGAAATTCTGGATTATCAACAGGAGACTTATATATTGATACAGCAGCTAATATATTAGCAAATGGAGATTTAATACTAGCAAGAAAGGTTTAATAATATGAAAGAATTAACAATAGAACAAGCACTAATAAATATAGACTTAATTTTAAGTATGTATAAAGGTTCAAGACAAGAGCATATTCTTTTACAAGAATCATTAGATAAAATCAAAAAAGAACTAGAATTGAATAAAAAATAATTATGAATACAGAGCAATTGCTAATTATAATCGGAGGGGTATTACTAACTATAGTTGGTTATTTCTTAACAAAAACAATGGATAAATTAACTAAAACATCTGAAAAAACAGATAAAAATACTGGTGATATTGCATTATTAAAACAAGAAACTGGTCTGAAACATGAAAGACTAGAAGAAAAACTTGATGATTTAAAAGATGTAATTGTAATATTAACTGATGAGATTAAGACATTAAATAAAAAAGGATAATGGCACTATCTCTTGCAGAAAGAAATAGAATACATTTAAATAAACTAGCAACTCCTGGTAAAAAATATTATGGAGATGATGAAAATGTCTATATAGGTACTTCAGAAAAAAGATTAAAGTTATTAGAAAAAGCTTTTGAAGTAACCACTATTAATAATTCTAATGTTCAAACAGTTATATCAAATAATTCAGATATAATTAATGAAATTGAATTAGAGTTACAAAGTAGTTCAGTATTAAAATTTAAAAAGTTAACTTATGATGTAGATGGAAATATTACACAAAAGGAAGTTTTTGAAGATTCAACACAAGCTTTAAAATTATTTAATGTAACTTTTTCATATACAGGACAAGATTTAACAGGTTCAGAAATAACAAGAATATCAGATGGTTATATCTATAATAAGATATTTACTTATGATTCTAATGGTAATGTAATATATATAAATATAATATAAAATGAGTAAATCAAACACTTTTGAAAATCAATATTTACAATTAATTTTTAACAATGTAGATATTCCAAATATTGGGGATGCAGGTGGAATTCAAAATTCTGCTGTTGCAGGAAATCTTTATTTAGCTCTTCATACTGCTGATCCAGGTGAAGCTGGAGATCAAACTACTAATGAATGTGCATATACATCTTATGATAGAGTTGCTGTTGCAAGAACTGTTGGTGGTTGGACTGTAGCTACTAATACAGCAATAAATGCTGCTCTTGCTCAATTTCCTGAATGCACAGGTGGTTCTGAAACAATTACTTATGTAAGTATTGGAACATCAGCTTATCCTACAGCTGGAGTAATACTTTACTCAGGAGCTTTAACTGCTTCACGCTCAGTGAGTTCTGGTATTCAACCACAATTTGCTGCTAGTGCTTTGACAGTAACTGAAGATTAATATTTTATTATTAAGTTGTTTATATCAAGTAAATTCACTATATTATTAATAAAAAAATATTATGTATAAATGTAGTAAATGTGGTAAAGGAGTTTTAGTAAAAGACCTACCTGAACCAATTAGAGCATGTAATTGTACTAAAGCAGATGGAACTCCAGCAACAATTACCTTGGAAGTAGAAGGAAATGCTTATGGTAAAAGTCAATTTAATCAAAAATAATGGGCTTTAAAAGCATAGGAGAAATGGTTAATGCAGAATTGGATGGGAGAGTCAGAGATTACATCTGGCGTAAAACTCCTGTCCAAGGAACGACTATAGGGATATGGTTTGATTTATCAATGAGCCCAGGTATGCCTACTCCTAAATATTGGTTTGATGCAGCACCGTTAGTGGCTAAAGCTATTTACCAATCTACAGATGGAGGGATTTTTCATGGAGCAAATGTATTTCCTAGTGAGAAGTTTTTAAGAAAAATAACTTGTCAAGCGCAAAGTGCTAATGCAACATCTTTGGCACCAATGAATGCTGTTTTGTTCGATTATCTTTTGTATTATCCATCTATTGACGATGGAACAACAGATGAACAAGTTATGACAAATAGTGTTACATTACCAAGATACACGGAGGGTAAAGGAGTGCAAATAATGGCCGTTACTACTGGCGCTAGGACGGGTGGGCAGACATTCACTGTAAAATATACTAACTCAGATGGAATTTCAGGAAGAGTAAGTAAAGTATGTACACAAAATACATCTACTGTTATTGGTTCAATAACTAATAGTGACAGAGCTGTAGCTGGTAGTGCTGGTTGGATGATTCCTCTTCAAGATGGAGATAGCGGTGTTCAATTAATTGAATCTTGTACAATGAATGGTGTTGATACTGGATTATTTACATTAATTCTTGTAAAACCAATTGCACAAACATGTTTTGCTGAATCAGGAG